GGATGATGAACGCCACAATAAGAAAGCCAATCGACGGATCAAATGGTCTATATAATTTAAAGACAGCAAGTAAACATTTGCGATCCTTTAATGCTGTAACCTTGCTTGGCTTTACAACTTTAACCTCTTTAGGTGATTTGGTTTTACCTCTAGTAAGAAGTGGAGACTTCGGTTCGTATAGAAGGGCAATTACTAAGATGATGGAAAACCCTGTATCGGGTAGTGCGTATAGGGACATGATAAGAAACATAGGTGCAGCGACAGAGAATGTTGTCCATGATCGGATGACTAAAGCCTTTGGCGTAGACAATACGAAGTTCACATCTGGTTTCTTCACAGCTACGTTACTTACAAACTGGACTGATATGATGAGAGATGTGAGTGCGGCCGTAGCCTTCGAGCATTTTAAAGCTCAACAGAAACTAGCTCTGGATTATCCCGGCACAAAAGCAGGAAGGTTAGCCAAGAGACAACTCGAAGCGTATGGACTAAAGAGGTTCTACGAGGACGGCACGTTAAACATAGATTACATCATGGAAACGAACGGATCAGCCAAACCTCACGATGAATATTATACTTTGTCTGCAGCTGTTCATCGCTTTGCAAACCAAACAATCTTTACACCAAATCAAAACGATCAGCCGTTGTGGGCGCAAACTCCTACGGGTCAGATTATCTTCCAACTTAAATCATTCCCATTAATGATGACAAGATTAGGAAGAGATGTTTTCCAAAAGGCTAGGAAGAACCCAGATGGTGACAGAGATTTACGACCACTTCTTTATTTTGCAGGTGCTGCCCCTGCTTTTGGCGCTGTTACTACAGGCACGAAAGACATTATCCAATCGAGGGGTGGTGAAGAAAATAGGCAAATGCAACTCAGAGATCGTGCGATGTCATCGAAGTCAGAGCTTTTTGCTGAACTTGGTCTGACAGAAAGGCAAGATATAATCGCAGGTTGGTATTTAGATGGGCTTCTTACAATGGGTGGTCTTGGTCTTATCGGTCAGCTTTTCTACGATAGTGCATCTCAGATTGACAATGGTGATTATGGTGCATGGAGAATTATGGAACTATTCGCCGGACCGAGTATGGGTATTGCAAGAGATGCCATAGCCGTAGGTGCGGGGACAATGGAGTATGGCTACGATTTACTTGGTGGTGAAACAACCAATGCAAAAGAAAGACAAATGTGGCGTGAGATCACAGGTCGAGTACCGATTGGAGGTCAGATCACAGGTGTCAAGGAATACTTTGTAGATAAAATCGCAGGTGAAAGAGAAGGTTAAGCTGCCATACCTTTTATAATGTGGGCGATGACATCTACAGTAAATCCATTGCCAATCATCTTATATCTCTGAGAATTTGATACGTGATTGGTATAGTTGTCGGGTAGAGTTTGTAATCTTTCACACTCTAAAGGCGTGAGCTTTCTCCAATGGAGCTTGTCAACACTATCCCATTCGTGTCGATCGTACGATCCTCTTCCACCCGATCGAACAGTCTTAGACTTTTCTCGTACGGGAGAACAGATTACCTTCGGTTCTCTATGACCTCCCTGCATCGTAGTTAATGCAGGTGATTTGCCCGTTCTCCCATATACTCTTTTAATAATATCAAAGCCGTTAACATCGGCTTCTGCTACTAGATGACAACCATCATTTAAGTTTTCAGCAAAAGAAAATACTAACTGACGATCTCTTTTATTAAAGTATTTAGATATGCTTCCACCTTTAAAATAGTTTGCATCTAAGCAATAAGACTTATCTCTATCGGTATCGGCATCTTCAAGAATGTGAGATAACAATATGCCTAAGTCTGGTGGTGGATAAAAAGGGATGTTCGTCCAATATAAACGATTACGATTTTGAGCAGAAAGCAAAGCAGAGTTAATGAGAGTAGGCTCGCCTACGTCCATATACTTTGTAATTATATCCTTGCTCTCCTGCTTCATACGTACGTTTTCCAGCAAAACATATTTTGGTTTTACTTTGTCTACGATCCGCACGAACTCAAAGAATAATTTAGACCGGGGATCATCAAAGTTTAACTGCTTCCCGGCTAAACTAAATCCCTGACATGGCGAGCCACCAACAACAACATCTATCTTTGGTAGACTGTCTAACTTAGGAATGATTTGGGTAACATCGCCCAAATAATCTATGTCATTCCAGTTAGCTTTCGATACCTTTTGGGCATACGGATCAATCTCCGAAGAAAAGTATTTTGTTACTGGAATCCCTGCGCGCTCACATGCAACACGATACATGCTACAGCCATCAAACAAACTTAAATGTATCAAATTTTACTTATCCTGCACTCTTGATAATGCACTACCGATTGCCGTGTAGCCTCCTTTATCCACCCAACTATCCTTGTGATCCAATGTGGTGAGCAGACGACAAGACTTTACCCAGTCCATCATCAAAGCCACATGTGCGGGTGTGATTTTACCATGCGTCTCGAAAGCATTTTTTGTAATTACGTTCCAACCTTGAGCGATGGCAGCATGGTTAATGAGTACGTTGCCATAGTCTTTCGCCCGTGTTCCATGAACAAGGTCAACTGCTTCATCTAATGTTTCCTTCATTAGATTATTTATTTTTTCAATGCTGTCGTCGTAGTCATACATTTGACAAGCTCGCTAAGTTGTCATCGTTGACTGCACGAATTTCGAGCATCGTGTGTTTACATTTGAGATCGACAAGCCGTTCTTTTTCAAATTTTAATTTGAGTTTTGCTTTATGAAAGTCGTCTGGATTTTTATTATCCAACTTCTCTTCTTTCATTTCCTTGATGCGACCTTGAATACTGTCAATGTCTGCTTCCTTACGAATGATCGCCATGCGAACCTCCGCAAGTTCCATAAGATTTTTTTTCTTAGCTTCTGTAATATCTTCGTTCATATTTTACCCGCCTTTTGGTGACACTTGAAATTGAGTATATTCGTTGCAGACTTCTGAAGCGTCCTTACCCTTCGAGCATAACCACGTACCATCCTCCGATGGCTTCGAGTGGATACAGAAGCGACACTCTGGCGGGAGGACAGGAGGTTGCCAACAAGCTTCCCTTTTGAAACACGACTTGCATCGCCAATCATTAGGTGTTGAAGCTACCCGCTCAGAGTGTCCATCAATCGCACTTTGTATCTTTATGAACATTTCGCCCCATTCCTCTTCGTCAAAAGGAATGATCTCGGCATGAAGTTGACTGTCATTTTTATTATAAGCTACAAATAGTGTGCGAGAGATTGCAAACATCGCCATCATCATCGTTGCTTGGCGATAATATTTTCTATTAGCCGATTTAATCCCGTGCTTCTCAAACTGTTTAAAGCGAGCATCGTTCATCGACTTTATTTCGAGGATCGCAAGATCATCTGATCCATCCTCGAAGTTAACTAATCCGTCAGCGTGGCACACAATGTGTCCACCGAGCCATTCTCTTCTGTGCTGTCTACCTGTCGTGTCATCTTTTTCCCAGACACGTAGGTCGGCTCGTTTTTTTAAATCGTAGACAACCCAATCTTCAATTCGATGACCCGCAAAGAAAATTCTTTTTAGCCGGGGATCGGGTGTCACACTTGGAAAGCCTCGCAAGGACAGTTGCAATTCTGCGATGCAGTCTGTCCCTGCCATGCTCGCCCCAATGTAGTCACGGGCTGTATCCTTCGGTTCACGAAGGTAGCCCGTGTCTATATCTGCAATAATTTTTGCAGCGAGATCATCCATTAAAAGGGTATCTCATCATCTGGCATGTCAACAGTAGTCGAACCATTCCCTTTTACGGGTGCTGATTTCTGACTAGCAATGTCGTCTGGATGAAAGAAGCTACCAATTTTTGTTTGTTGCTTCCCCATATACTCTTGCTCGTAGATGTTGACACCAACTTTTTTACCTACAAAAAAGTCTATGCCTTTTGCTTTGTCTGGAGTTTCGTCACCCAAGATTTGCTGTATTCTCATCAGCCTAGACAGACCACGATTTTTTCTTTTAATCGCTTTGTCTTTAGCTTCTGGATCATTGTAGTTTCCACAATGAACAACGAGCCAATCTTTACAAACATTTGCATCGTTTTCCATCTCAACGACCATCTGCTTGTCAACGCCCTTAGTTTCGATAACCATATTTTTTATGGTCATTATGTGTCTACCTGCACCTGCTACGGGTTTACGCAGTTCAACACCATCGAAGGATAAACCTTCTAAGCCTTCCCATTCACTCATACACTTGCTCCTTTTTTCTGCATGGTTTGAAATTGATCTTTGGTCATCATCACTCTTTCGAGTAAGTCAGTTACCTTGTCCGTATTTTCTACGGGCGAAAGTCTACGATGGGGGTCACGAGCCTTGCCGATCCACCCCTTCACGCCTTCGGTGTAAATTTGTCTACGAACAATCGTCTTTCCTCCTTCTTCATCGGAGGTGCGAACCAAAGCAAAGACGTAATCAAAAAGAGAAGGTATCCACTTTGCGATCTTTGCTTGGGTCATCATAGGCATTACTTTATTAATGCCGTTTGCATCCTCTTGACTGTCAGCCAAGAAGGTACAAACCACGTGACAATCTCTGTCACGTATCCATTTTAATGTTTTTCTGATGTTTGCTCCGTACACATTCCAAAGCTCGAAATTGCTTGGATGATCTTTTGTTTCGATCTCAGCATCTTCAAAACATCTTTGCGATAGTTCGGTACAGCTATCTACTGCAATCCATTTATACTCTCGCTTTTTAAATTCGTCGCTTGACACGTATCGCATCAAGTCAACAAAAGAATACCTATCCTTGATAGGTCGATTGAAGGAATGGAAGGGTAGATAATCGATCTCTATATTAGAGAGCGATGCTAACCCTGCTTCTCCAGAAAGAATTAAACCTTTCCCCCATTTATTATAATAGTCAGCGATGGCAGTTGTTTTGCCAACACCAGAATGACCATACAATGCAGTCTTAGTTGCACTACGAACTGCGCTGTCAGTCGTTGAAAACGGACTAATCACCATGTGTTTTTACCTTGAAAGTTGGGACACCCATTTTGATAGTAAGGGCATCACTTAGTTGAGATTGAACGTCACTATCAGACGCATCGAATTGACGTTTGTTGATTGTAAAGTTTACTGCTACACACGTCGGACGTTTACTCCCGGCAGGGAATAAATCTTCTAAAATTTTTTTATCCCACTCATACTTTTCGGGGATTTTAATAACTAGGGATTGAGAGTTGGAATAGGCAATCTCGTACTCACCTATATCCTCTGGCAGTTCTGCCAACAGTTGACCTTTCTCCTTATCTATACGTTCTTTTAGCTCGTCCAGATCACTTAAAGATTGTGATAATTTTGCAGCAACTTCTTTTAATCTTGCTGTCTGAAGAGGTCTGTCTGTCTTAATATTATTAATTAAATCATCCCATTCAGTTGATTGTTGAGTGTTCATTTTTTACCTTTAATAGTTTATTATGGGTTTACTAATTACACAACCTACGTTAAAAGTGGTGGATACGCAAGAGGAAAATTAAATGAAATTCGATATTCAGACTTTAATTGATGATCTTGGTGGTGCTTCGAGCGTCGCTAAGAAACTCAATATTGGCAGGACTGTCCCCTATGGGTGGACTAGAAGAAATTTTATTTCCTCCGCTT